GGCTTGAGTGAATATCCCAAGCTCCTACAGCTTTACCAATTGACGTGCTTGCATTGCCATTTAAAGTACTTAATTCGTCTCTAAAGAAGTCAGACATACCATAATTAGATATCTCAGTTAAACCATCGTTAGAAAGCCTTAAAAGCACGTTTCTGTTTTTATCAGTAAAGTATTTTCTTCTACCGTAAACAGCAAAGCTTTCGGGGTTTTTGCTAATTCCAAAATCACCAGAAAAAGCAGTAACAGGTCCAATTACTATATTTCCTACGGTGGATATTTGACCTCCTTCGGCAGAATATATAGCATTTTTATCAATTAAAGCTCTACTAACTTTAGACTCTTGAAATATTATTAAATTAGTATCTTCTGAATATAATTTTTGTATAGATCCGTATGCTGGATTAACACTTTTAGTTATGTCGGTTCCTACCGAAAATACATTGGTATCGTTTACGCCTGTTCTGGAGTTAAATATTCCAGAATATATCATGCTGTTTATTTTAAAGGTAGCATTAGGTTCACTTTCAGTTAAATAAGCTTTAACGCCTAAGTCTGTTTGAGTGTTGTTGTATCCACCTGTTATTCTAGCTTCTTCAACAGCCCAGTTAGCATCATTAGGCGTAGCTGGTATTTGTTGAGGATAAGTACCATCTCCTCTAGAGCCGTTCCACATAGGTAAACTAGTAGGTGTGCCATCGCTATGCACCTTTCTCAGTATAAAACTGTTAAAAAATTTAACTTCTATTACTCCAGCCATATTATATTATTACTTGTTATAGTAGATTTTCACCTAAATTAAATAGCACTTTCTCCAGTAGAAGGAACAGCGGTACCACTCACTTTTTTACCAGTAGCGTCAAACTCCGCCATCCATCTTCTTTCGTTTAACAGATTATTGTTGCTTAAGTTACCAGCATCAACGGTACTGTTGTCATTTTGGTTGTTCGAATTTTCTGCACCTATATCAGCTGAGCTTGTTCCTCTACCTGAATACGAATGCCAAGTTCCAGCGGTTTGAATTGGTGTCCATGTAGTCGTAAGAGTCTCATCTGTATAAAATTGAGTTACATATTTATAAGACCATTCTTTAGCAAAAACAACAGTTGTAGGATTATTAAAAGATGCTATACCGGAATTGCTGTATCCATTAGACACGGAATAAGAATAGCTTGCGCTTCCACTAGAAACGTTGTTATAATAAAAATCTCCAAAAGAAATATCTACTTTAACATTATTATTTAAATTCATATTACCCATAAAAGTAAATGCATTATTAGGATATGTCCATTGTTGATTGTTAGCAAAACGCGGTATAGCCCTAATGTCCGATGTTGAAGTTGATAAAATATCTTGTGGATATCTAGTTAACAGTCTGTAATCTCCAAATTTATCAGGTTGAACTCCATAGCCTTGATCTTTACCGAAAGCAAAAACAAAAGAAGCTGTAGAGCCGGTAGCGGATTCACCTTGCTGCGGAAAAACAGTTGTAGCTTGAACGGCATTTTCATCAGCTTGATCACCGGTGCTTGGTCTAGGCTCAGATTGCACGTTGTTTGTTAAAACACCCAAATTAAAATTAGGGTTATTACTACCTCCTTGAAGTTGAACATTTTGTTGGGTTTTACCGAAACTTATTTCGTTTCCTTCTACATCTGTAGCTGTAACCCAGTTCGTAGTTCCAGCAGCTCTAAACTGCAAATAGCAAGGCCAAATAGCTCCATACTTGTTAAAAGGACCTGGCCTGTAACCTTCATTTTGAGGAGTTCCCCAAGTTTTAAAACTAAAATCTAACTTAATATAAGCAGTACCAGATTGAAGATCATTACCACTAGTAGGTAAACTAGGTTGAAATGATTTAGGTACATAATTGGTATTTTTCCAAGTATAACCAGCGCCAGTCGAATCTACATAGCCTCCAGGATCACCAGTATTAATTCCTGTATTCACGGATTCTTGTCTTTTACCGTCTACGTTTATTGGAGTGCTACCAAAAGTTAAATCGTTGTCAGAATTTGATGGATCTACATAAACAGCCCTAGCAGAAAGATCAACTGCGGACGGCATATTACCAACAACGTCACTGTAGTCATTAGCCCAGAACAAACCTGAAGATTCAAGACCTGACGAAAAGGTTCGGTTTTTAGCTGTTCCAAAAGTAGAGTTTATTTGCTCTTCACCAAAAACAACTGTTAACGTTTTCTCTGCAGTATCTTGACCTGAATCTGTTACTTTTAATACCACAGTGAATAAACCACTAGCATCTCCATTTCTTTGAAATAGTTCAGCTGTACCAGCACTTGCATTAGGTTCTAATGTTATATTTAAACCTGGACCTAAATCAGGGGTTTGAGAAACTATTTCGTAGCTTAAGTCTTTACTTTGAGGTGTACCTGTTATATTTGGCACAGCAACGCCGTTTGTAGCTGTAGCTGTGTATATAGAAGCGTTTAGGTCTCTATCGCCTGAAAAACTAATTGAATCTACTGAGGTAAACTCAGGGTCAACGTTTATTAGCTTTTGTACTATAGGTACTATCACGTTAGTTGAACCTCCTGCAGAGTTATCTGTTACTGAAATATTAAAAGTAATCCAGTTGTTTACATCATCTAGCTGATGATACAAAGTATTTAAACAGGTCAAATCCCATCTTATAGGGGTATTTCCTGTTCCTCCAAAAGGCTTAGCAGTTAAACTCCAGTTGTCTTTCCAGGGATTTCCATCAGGGCCAATAGTTTCTCCAGCAACAGAAACCGAAGAAAGTTCTAAGGTACTATCTATTATTGCAACAGGGATGAAACCTGGCGTTACTGGGTAAAATCCAGTAATACCACTAACAACGTCTCCATTTATAGAACCTTCACTTTGTTCCCAAGTAAAGTCGTTATAACCACTAGCGTCTATAGTATTTGATGCATCATTATATTCAGATATAAGACCACTAGTAGAAGTTTCGTAAAATATATCAATTAAAGATTCCACAGGTGCTGTTTCAAAAATACCTAGAAGTATATCATAAGAACCTGTTATAGAGTTTATTTGAGAAGACCCTATAGCAGGTGAAAGTGGAGTTAAGCCTACTTTATTTTGAGATATTCTAGCTATATACGGATCAGAATCAGTTTGATAAACAGTGCTATACGGAGGTTGTCTAGATGCCGCTGTATACATATTATCTTGCTCAGAAATAGCAGCAACAGTCATAAAGTTATTGCCTGGATAATAAGGCTCGTTAAACGTAGGCGCTGTGTTTAGAATAAAATTAGGTGTTACTCTACCGAATAACTTTACATCACTTCTGTATTGCCGTTGTTCTGGTCCTACTTCTGTTAAATCTCTAGGCACCTTATTTACATTATCACTAATTAAAGTTATATGAGCTATCGTGTTCTGCGGATCGGGCATATCGGCTCGTTCGGTACTTTTATAGTCTGGGTAGTCGTTTAATATACCTGGCAAATAAACGTTATAATAATCTTGCTCAGTTTGTTTTACAACAACCTTGTAAGAGTACCAACCTAAAGGGTTATAGTCAGCGCTATCCGCGTCGCTATTATAAAGGCCAGGATATCCAGCACCTTCTATGTTGGCTGGTATTTGACCATCTATTATTATTTTCAAAGAATCGCCAGGCCAAGAATCTATATTGTTATTACCGGTACCTGGATCAGCTTTATAAGGGTTGTAAAAAGTTGAACCAGAGTAAGTTATACCACCTTCAACAAACACTTCGTTCTTCTTGTTGCCTACTGGAGATAAAACTACAGTAGACTGTCTACCGTATCTATCTGATAGTACGAATCCAACTTGATAACTTCTATTTTGCTTTAAAGTATGCATAGGATATTCTACTTCGCTAGTATACCTTAAAGTGTTATTGGTGTTATTGTTGAATGTGTATTTTTGATTAGCAGCAACATTATAATTAATGGAAGCTGGCGGCGTGTGTTTGTCTTGAAAATTACTATAAACAATTCTATTGCCTATAACCTCCTGACCTAGAGCTTTCACAGGAACTCTATCAAACACTCTAATTATCTCCGCTTCGGGTAAAGTTTTGTAAGGTTTTCTAGATTGGTATTGATACGTATACACAGAAGAAGTGTTAACAGAATCATCTGAGTTTTTTGAAAAAACATTTGAATTTATAGATTCTAGAATTTTAACACTTAAAGCATCAGATTCTTTGTAAAGTATATCTATTTCAACAACATCGAGATTAGCATACAGGCTGTTAGCTGCAAAAGGAAGTGGAATATATAAAGCTACATTATTAACTTTATTCTGCATAAATCTAACTATAGAGCTTCTGAAAGCTTCATCCTCGTCCGATGCTAGGAAATAACCATCTTGCTTAGGAACAAAAGCTGGCTGAGTAAAAGGAGCCATTATAGAGTATTCTCCGTCGTTGAATTTAAATCTATAACTAAACCTAACAAACTTATCTTCTAAGTAATCCGAATCTCCAGGCCAATCCGCAGCCGTGCCATCTTGATCTAATATTTGATTACCTTGAGGTGCGTTTAAAAAAGGATTAGCCGTTCCATCCGGGAGTGTAGGAGAAACAACGTCTTGCATTGAAGTGTAAGAACCAGACCCACTAGTATAGTACATGTATATAGGCTGGTACGGGTTGTACTTAGCTACAGACATTTTATCTTCTGTACTATAATAAATGCCGTCAGCTATTTGCCAGTTTATTTTACGTGGTTGATTTCTATTGTCTGTCCAAAAAAGTAAAGTTTCTAACAGATTAATACCGTGTATTGGCGATGATTGAGAAAAATTTAAGAACGAACCGTAAACCAAAAGAGTTGGATTTTGTTTCGTTGTGGTGTTGTATGCGTATATAAAGTTGTTAGCTGAAGGACTATATGTTGATATGCCAGTCGAAGCGTAGTCTTGATCATTATAATCAGTTAAAAACACAAATACAGTGCTAGTTGCAGTATCTGTATGCATGCCAATAGATTTTAAATCTAAACTAGTTATGCTTTGGTCGTTTAAAAAAGTTACAGCAAGTTGATTAAAATCAACAGCTAAAGTGTTACCTAACGCGTTCTCTAAAGCACCTACGTCTTCGCCTTCTGATTTACTAACTTGTATATTTTGTCCGTCTCGATATTCGCCAGATGGTAATAATCTACTATCTAGGTCTTTATTCATTTTAGACTTTATAAAAGCATTTTTAACTTCAGCCATTCAATTTAGTATTTAATCCATTTAGATTTACCTCTAGCAATCTGAACAAACTCATTTAATTTTATATTTGACAATCTAATCTTAGCGTTTCTAAGCTTAGCGCTTCTTTCTCGTTTTAATCTCTGCACAACATACTCAGGCTGATTAATTCTAGATGCTATAATTGCATGACTTATATGAGCATACAAAGCTTCTTCTGCTAATTTAGGTATCTTCATATCAGCATCATAACCTAAACCATCTGATATGTATTCTAATACTATAAGCTTATCAGCAAGATCACTAGAAAAAGACATCTTACCGTTTTTTTCGTTTATAGTAAACCACCCGTTGACTTGAGATGTTTCAGGTTGTAAGCCATATCTTTGGCCAATATAATTATCTCCATACATTCCTGGGTAACCTAAGCCATCCGACAATAACATACCTGTAAGGTTGCTTTGAGCTGCGTTAACCTGCTCTAAGTTGTTAGTAGCCCATCGATCTTCTGTTATAGAGGTAGTGTTTATGTTCTCACTTAGATTGTCTTGTATTGCTATACCTTGAGTATCTTGACTAGGTGTTTCATAGGGATTAGTAGTTAAAGTAGTTGGATATATGACATGTTTAACTCCCAGACTATCAATCCAAGATACGTTTACGTAGTTAACATAATCTTGAGGAAGCGGTATGCTAAGATTAGCAGGAATATTTAATTCTTGAGATCTTATGCTTTTTAACGTATCATAGCTAAACTCTTGAAGTCCTCTTTTAGCAAAAAACATTACATCTGTTGTTTTAGCGCTAGGTATCAATTTTCCAGCTCCAACGTAACCTATCATGAAGTTAGTTATAACATCTTCTAAAGTAGTGTAAGCGTAGCCTCCATAATTATTCTCTACAGCGTCACCATACGCGTCTCTATCTCCATATTCTCCACCATACTGACTAAGCAGCTGAATTACAAACCACTCGTTAGACTGTGGAGCAATGTCTAAAGTTATTACGTTATTTGAAACCGTATAAGACGAAGTGTACTCTACGAAACTGCCAGGAATTCCTAGTTGACTCACGTATAATTTAAAATTGTTTAAATTATATCCAGCGGTTGTTGGATCATAACTACCAAAAATTAAATCAGTATCAAAAGTAGCTTTTATAGTAGAGTTTACTATAGGTGCTTCAAAAGTTTGAGAACCAGAATAATATTGCGAGTTAGTTTCGGTTATTAAACCGTTATTAGGTATAGCCATTGTTTAACTTTTTTTATTAGCTTCATCAGCTTGTACTAAAGCAGCAGCTGTTTGCACTACTTCAGGATCTCTTATTATGATACCAGAATATAACAATATTTTTAATATAACTTCAGTTTGTTCTGATTCGTGTATCTCAAAATTAGTAGATCCCGTTGGGTTACTTAAAGAGTAAGGCGTATTATTCCATACGTATTGACCCACAGAGCCTGGAGTAAATCCCCATACTATATCATTAGGTTTTCTTATATAGTCTACTTTTATTTTATCTGTTATAGTTGTTGGTTTTATAAAAAGCTTTTGGTTTTCATAAAGATAAGCTGGATTTATAGTGCTTGGTTTTGTAAGTCTAGACTGATTAGCATAATAGAACTCATGTCTATCGAGTCTTTGAACAACCTTTTCGTCGTTATAAAGCACGTTACCTAGTCTGTAAAAAGAAACAACATCACCGTAAGTGTCTGATGTGGGTAGTACAAAATACGAAAGGCCACCAATTGTAGTGTATATCGCGTCGCCGAATGTTTTAAAAATAGCTAATTTTTCATCGATGTTTTCTTGTCTATCAGCATAATCTGTATCCGCTTGAGGAACACGTAGTTGCTGATTAAGATCATCAAAGTATTTTTCAAATATTTCTAACTGTACTTGTGTTGCTACTGTATTGAACTCAGTCGGGGTCATATAACCACGTTGCTCTTTATTCAGTATCATTAAAACAGTTTGATATACTGTGTTTACGTTTATAGCCATTTGTTATTATTATTAAAATAAAGGAGGCGTTAGCCTCCCTTATAGTATTACATGTTAAGAGAACTTTTTCTCTATAGACTGAAAGACTTGAATGCCTTCGTCTGTCTTGAAGAACGATGCCATAGCTGAGTATGGATTTTCATCAAAAGGCACTGTCATTAATTTTCTACCATTAGAAGCCCAAGTAAATGTTCTTTGGTCATCAGCTAGTTTAATTATCTTAGCTTCAGTTGCTCTAATTGCAAAATTTCTTAATTGTACGTTATCATCATTAGCTAGCGTAATAAAGAGTTTAGGGTTATGCTTAGCGAATAACAATAAATCTCTTTTAAGCTCCTTAGAACTCATGTCAGATACTTTAGATCCAATCTCAACTCTCATTATAGCTTCAGCTTGATCTACATCAATGTTCTGAGCTAAGTTTAGCGCTTCGATTTCTAATTCTAAATCTAAAAGTTCGTCTTTAGCTTCTTCCACTACGTCTAATTCAGAGTATATAACTCCTTTTAGTGGGTGATATAACGATAATATTTTTTGAAGGACTTGGTTCTTTTTTGGAACAAACAAGCTTCCTTCTTTAAAAACAATATGCCCTAACGTTGCTTCTCCACCTTGTTCATCTTTAAAGGGTGAGTTTTGATTAGTTGCATATCTTATTTCACGTTGCGTGTTATTACTTTCATCATAGTGCAGTAGAGCGTGTCTAGTGTTATGTCTTGATGGAATTTTTAATGTCAACGGTTTATTACTCCCGGTTAGTAAATAAGTTCTGTCTTTTACTTCCCATGATATATCTTTAATTACTTCTTTTTTAGCCATAATATAATAAAATTTAATAGTTTAATAAAGGTAAGAATTACCCCCGTAGATTCAACGAGGGCAAGTCTACCAATTGTTTATGCTCCTTTGAACAATACAAAGTTGTTAGCAGCTTGTACCACTAAACATCTTTCAGATAAGAAGTTAACATCCATTGCATCTAAACTAGAAGTGAAAGCACCACCAGCAGATCCAGTTAACCAAGACTTCATACGACGATCTTCTGTTTGAGAAGCTCTGTATCGTACGTGTAAGAATGGTCGACGGATATTAGTTCCTAAAATTTGATCGTAAACTGTAGAAGTTCCAGCTGGTACTAACACTCCTTCAATAGAAGAGATTCCGGTTGTTGCTCCACGAGTTGACGCGTCATTTAGGTATTTCCAGTCTGTTTTGTAGAAATCGTAAGATCCTCTACGGAAACCGCTAAACCCTAGGTTTAATGCCATTTCTTCAGAGTTTTCAAATAATCCATAAGCAGTACCACCAGCAGTTCCAGCAGAAAGACCAGCTAACATATCATCAATTTCTAATGAAGTTGTCCGGTCTAAGAAAAGCATGTTCTCTTCAATCGCTCCTTGAGTATCTAAGTTTTTCAAGATATTATCAAAGTCAGTTAAGTTGGCTCCACTAAATGCAGTTTCAACGTTACCTCTAGCTTCTACAGCAGCAAACAAACCTTGCGTACCTTTAAATCCTCCAGCTAAAGCTCCAGATCCTGCAGCAGCAAGTTCTCCTTCAACTACACTCATTTCTAAGTAGTCTTCAAAACGTAAGCGAGTTTCAGATTCAGCTTTTAAATACCATAAGTATCCAGAAGTTCCGTCTTCAGTAGCCACTTCAACCCAACCGATTTGAGCCATGTCAGATCCATTGATAGTGTAATTGCTACGAATAATAATTGGTGAGTTGCTAAATTGAGTAAACGTAGGGTCAATACTAACGTTAGTAGTTCCCGTGATTGCTCCAGCAGCTCCATCCCAGTTAGTTGTTTGAGATCCTTTGTTGAATTCAGAACCGTATACAAATATCTTAATTCCAGTCGCAGCAAGTGCAGCTGTATTAGCAGCAGTATAAGGAGCTACAACTAAAGCGCCAGTTCCTGGGTTAGAAGATGTAACTACGGCTTTCAACTCAACACCAGCAGCGTCCATAAGAACGATAGTTTGGCCGGGAGAAATAACGTTTACAATACCAGCCGCTACTGGAATTCCAATACCGTTTGCATCATCATTGGTACATCCGTCGTAAGCAACGTGTAATCTATTTTGTTCTGACCAAATAACTTGATCTGACGTCATTGGCATTTCAGCTCCAACCATACGTAAGAATCCAGATAATGTTCTGTTTCCATAACGCTCTACTTCTTGTTCGTAGATTTCAGGTAGATACTGCTGAGCAAAGTCAGACGTACTGTTGTTGAACTGTAAGTAGTTCGATTGTAATAATTGTTGTGACTGCGATGGTACTATCGAGCCAAAATTAGGTGCAATTGCCATAATTTTTAATTTTAATTGTTAAATTTTCTTGTTTTAATTTTAAGTTTTGAAGAGTCTTGCCCGGTAATCGCTTTTACTTTAAATCCATTTACAAATACATTACCATCTTGTGTTTTTCTAGGTTCTGTAGTTATGTTCTTGTCTTTAGCAATCTGTCCTTTTATAGCGTCTGTTTTTCCTTGCTCATAAAAGTGCTGTGCAATAGTGTCTGCGTTTCTCGCTGCATACAAAGCTTTATGATAACCTTTTGTATCAACAACTTCTCCTTTGTCATTCAAGAACGTCTTGATGAACGTGGAAATGTCTTTTTGATTATCTGCAACCTTAACTGGATCTTTAACGCCATATCTAAACTTTTTCTCTCCAACTTTAAAATCAAAACCTTTGAAATCGTTGTTAAGAAGCTCGTCCGTTTGGCTAATAAATCTGTCTTGGTTAACTTTGGTAGCTGCCTGCTCTTCGTTGTATCGGTTAAAAAAGTCTGTAGCTTTTTGTTGCTCAGGATTAACCCCAGGTCTCAACTTGATCTCTGCGTAATATTTATCCTTAAGCGATTCCAAATAGCTTTTGGCTTTTGCAACTTCTTCTTTATATGCAAGTTTCTTCTTTCGAATATCTCTTGCTTCGTCTAAATCTTCATCAAAACTAAAAGAGTCTTCAATTACGAAGTCAATTTCTTCTGAATTTAAATGTGGTTTAGCTTGTTTGTAATATTCTTTTAATAATGCTTCTCCGTCAACGTCGCTATAATCAGCATTAAGCCTAGCGTAGTCGTCAATAGTTCCACCAGTTTCTTTCATAAACTCAATAAGTTTATCTACATTTTCTGGGTAGTCTTGTGTTTGAGCTTGCGGTAATACTTCTTTTTGTTCCTGTGGGGTGTCGGGACCTTCAGTGCCTCCAACCATTGTGACCTCTTCAGGGTTATCGTTTTCATCTTCTACTAATTCTAAAGGTGATTCTACTTTTTCTTTGAGATCAATTTTAGTAACTTCACTGGAGTCGCTCCGTACTTCTTTTTCCACTTCTGGTAGATCTCTGGCTTGTTTATCATCAACCACATTTTCTGTTTCTCCGACTTGAATGGCATCTTCTTCTGTTTTTTTACTTAAATCTATCTTAGTAACTTCAGGAACAATGTTTCCTTGGCCTTTAATTTTTGGAGTTTTCTTTTTTAATTTAAATTCTCCTTCTTGTTTTACTTCTTTTGTTTCTGACATAATATAATATAATAAAAATTAATAATTCCCTATCTTGGGGTAAACTGTTCTAAATCAAAACCGCCTAAGCCGTCATTAGTTGATTCGAAGTTTTTAGGTAGCAAATCATTTTGCCTTTGATCTATAAGTTCACTCTGTTGAGTGCCTTGCATTTTTATTCTTTGATCTTTTCTATTCTCTATTTGATCTTCTTTATCTCTTTGAGCCTTCATATTCAATTCAGCAAGTCTTAATTGATACTGAAACTCTTCAGCCATTAATTCTTTTTTGATAAAAGCTTCTTGCTCCATTCTCTGAATTTCCATTTGAGATTTAGCTTGTTCGATTTGAACTGTTGTTTCTGCTAACGCTTGTTGTTTTTGAACCTCTGATAAAGCTGCTTTTTCTGCAGATTCAGCATTTGCCTGTGCTTGAGCTTGTATGTTAGCCATTTGAGCGGCTTGCTCTTGTTCTGCTTTTTTCTTCTGTCTAGATTTTATAACTTCGTTAGCTAGCTTTATGTTTTGAATTTGACGAACATCTATAGCGTCTGCTAAACTAATGCTTTGCGTTTGTAGTGCAATTTGTATGCTTTTTTCTAATTGAGCTTTTTCTTCTTCTTCTGGTTCTAATTCTAAAAATATACCAAAGTCATGTAAGTGCAGCTCGTCTATCTCGCTTAATGTAGCTACATTAAAACTATTGATGCTACCTATTAAAGCTTGTCTAGTTAACGGAAACTGCAACATATCACCCACTCTAAGACTTATATTTTCACAAGATCTTATGGTTATATACATTAAAGACTGTAGTATATGTCTTGTAGCTGTATTAGAATTGGCTGCTGCTAATTTTTGTAAACCAACTAATGCGTTTTTATCAGGCGTACTTCCGTCTCTGGCTTCGTTAAGTCCGGTTACATCGCGTATCATCTGTAAATAATACTGATATGTAGATATCATGGCTTGTATTTTAGATATACCAGATGAGCTTTGAAGCTCTTGAATAGGTACTTTGCCTCTATTCATCTCACCGTCTTGAGTAAGCGATCTTCCAACTATAGTACCAGTCTGAAAATACATGTTTAATGCTTCTGCCGGGTTGTAGTTTGTTCCGTTGCCTAAGTCAACTTCAGCTAAGCCATCAACATCAACATAAACACCGTCAGGAACCATACGAGCTAGAACTTGCTGTAATTTTAAATGAGTCAATTGAATCATGTCAGCGAAACCTGTTGTTCTACTAACTAAAGATTCTATTCTACCTTGATACATTCTAGGCGCTGATATACAATAGTTCATATTAACCTTGGTAGTATCGGCAGATGGTCTTGTCATATTTTCAGACAGTTTCCATTCTAGCATAGTATCGCCCATGCCTAATATCTTTGCTCCAGTGTATAAAACCTCAATAGATCTTGAAGCTCTTTCAAAGTTGTCACTTGGAGGAGGATTAAATGTATCTTGCTTTTCTAGAGTTTTTTCTAATCCTTGTTCTGTTTGCTTTATTTTAAATACTTGATCTTGATATGTCTTGTACTCAAAGAACAACACTTGGTATTGATTAACATCGCTATTAACTTGCCAGTCGCTTTGAGAGTAGTTTTGACGACCCGGATATTTTTGTATTGTTTCTAACTCTTCATTAGTTAAATTCGGATACATTTTTTTAATCTCAGGAAGTGCTAAGCTTTTAACCTCACCTACGTAATATATATCATCAAAATTAGGATCATCTGTAGCTGAATAAACTAAACTAGATGGGTCAACGTAATCAACTTTAATACCTTCAGCTAAGTTAAAGCTAGTTTTACTAGCCGCTATACCTAATACTGTTAGATCATAAGCTAATCTTTTTTTAGTTTCATCAAACTTATTGAAGTCTAGCACGCTGTTTATTAGCTCTTCTTCGGCTATTTCAACGCTCTGCTTGTAATTAAGTTGCATATAAAGATCAAGTTCTCCTGGATCATTAGGGAGACTTTCTGGCTCTGCGGATGCATAAAAGTTTTTACCCGTTAATTTAGCTAATTCTTCTATGTTTTCTTTTTGCTGTATATCTCTTAAAGCATTAAAAGCAAAATCAGTTCTTTGTTGTGTAGCAAAGGGATCTGATGCGAAAGATTTAATCTCATATCCTTTATCTGTCATACCGTTAACAACTATGTCAACGAATTTAGATAAAACTGGAATTGGTTTCCAGTCTAAATTCAAGTAAGATAAATCACCATTATTAGATAATTCATCTTTATATTTCTGTACAGGTTGTTCACCTCTAGCGTATAATCTCAGTCTATTAAAGTTCTGGAAATTATAGGAATACCTATCCTGACCACTGTTATTTCTAAACCATTCTTGTTCAATAGCGTTTCCAACAGCTAAACCATATTCAAATGATTTCTTTTCTTCTTCAGGTACTACCTGATCTGGAAAGATGCTATTATTAGTATTGTAGACCATTTATTATATTATTTTTGAATTTTGACCTGAATTGTTATATTTTCTAAAACCTAAAGATACTTTAGACGTTACTCTTTGCGCAACAGGCGTGTATCTGTGTTTATTACAAGCCATCATAGCTAAACCAGAGCTTATAGATGCATCGTGTTTAGTTCTATTGTTTATATTAAATTTCGCCCAATCCTCTAAAGTTCTCTGAAAGTACATGTTACCATAACCTTCGTTTAGTAAACCAACGTGGTTTTCTATATAATCCTCTATAGCTGCTGCGTGAGCTTGCTTTATGTCTTCACTTGAGTTAGGTATTCCGCCTATTTCTCTTTCCGTTACAGATAACTTATGCATAACCTTATCAGGCCTATTCATAGAGTAACCTCTGTAACCTCTTCTTTTCATATAATATAAGAGTCTTGGTTTGTTATTCTCTGCTAGTATGGGCATGCCGTAAAAAACCAACGCCATTAAAACATCTTCAAAAAACATATCAGCCGTTTGTGGTCTAGCTATATATTCTAAGAAAAATAAATTAGGCGGCACGTCTTCCATTGAAAACTTAGTTAATCCATGTAAAGATCCTTTAGAACCTTTACCATCAA